ATCCTCCTAGATTGAGTTGAAGAACGCGATGGCGTCCTCAGTCTTGGTGAACACGGGCTTCTCCTTGGGCGGCACCACAGGCCTAGTATACCACGCCCGAGGAGGCTTGGGGATCTTCGTCATGCCAGCACCCTGTGCCGAGGCCATGAGGAAGACCGTCTGGTAGTTAACGATGTCGATCATGTCCGCGAGCATGTACTGCTCGAGGGTCCAGTTCGCGGCAGGTCCAGCTATCTTCCTGAGAAGGTTCGATGAGTCAGGGAGGTGGTCGATAATCAGGGCCAGTCGACTGAAGGTCATGTCGCCAGAGAATAGCTCCTCGACACTCCACCCCTGGATGATCAGGTCGGCTTCGAGTGCACGAAGGAACTCGTCATTCCTGATGATTCCGATCGCAGACCATGCGGAGTCCTTTGGGATTCCCATCTCCTCGAACAACTCATCAAGGAATTGCCTGGCGTCCTTGCGCTTCGTATTCGTCTGCTTCCAGGTCTGGTAGTTTTGACCGATCAGCTTTCGAATGAAGGTTAGTTCCTTACCGTCGAGAAGCAGCTTCAACTCTTCGATTCCAGGAGAGGGAAAAGAGTAGCCCTGGACAGTCACCTCTTCCGACTGCTCAGCAAGACGATGCCAGAGTGCCATTCTCATCTCCCTTCTGGGGAAAGGGCAGGGCCGAAGCCCTGCCCCCTACCGATTAGCTAGACAGCAGGTTCGGGTCGTTGCTCAGGAGGGTGGCCAGGTTGCCACCGGACTCGAGAGCCTTGAAGGTGACGCCAGAGGCGGTCAGCTCCTTGCGGTTGATCATCAAGTCCTCTCGGTCCGTGACCATGCCACGGCCGATCAGGAGCCGGTTCACCATGCCAGCGTCATCGGTCCACTCGACACCGAGAGCACGCTCATCGATGTTGACGTCCGAGGGGATCGTCAGGGTGGCGACGCCACCAGCAACGTTCCAGGACTGACCGAAGAAGTACAGGCCCGTGGTGTGCTGGTTGACCTGGATCATGTTGAACTTCAGCTCGAGGCCGATCTGGGTCAGCGACTGCTTGACCGAGACGGCGGACTGCCAGGCGAAGAACTCCTCAACGTCGGTCGTCGGGGTGATGCCGACGCCCTCCTCGTCAAGGTAGCCCAGCTCCTGCCAACCGGCGCCCCAAGCAGTGGTGACATCAACCGGAGGAGTGGTGCCAACCGGGGCCACGTAGATGTGGCCGAAAGGCGCAAGGCGAACCTCACTGGAATCAAGTGCCATGATTTACCTCTTTCTCTTAAGGGGTGTTTTCAGAGACGGTCAGTCGGAATGCCAGCACGTACCTAGCCGCGTTGGAAGTCCGTGACTCGGGAGTCCTGGTGAGCCCCGTCTCGACGACGCCACCATGAATGCGTACTCCCTTGCCATCGTAGGTGCCCATTCGCTTGAAGATGGTCTTCTGCACTGCGTTCCCCAGCTGGACTGCCCGAGCCCTTCGGGGTGCGTAGATATAGAAGTCGACACGAGCCTTCTCGAATGCTTGCCACGCAGATACGTTACCGCCCTTGCGGGCTACCTCGACCCACTCCTTATCTTCCTGGTACCCGACCAGGTCCGGAGATACGGTCACAGTTGGGAACGCCGTCATGAAGTCAGTGTCAGTCAGGAGGAGGTCAACAACGGCCGCCTCCACATCACCGAACTCTGGATTGTCGTACGGAGGATAATCGCTCATCCGACACGCTCCCTCATGAGCAGCGAGCTGTGGTTCTCAGTGCCGTCCAGATGGTTCCAGACGCTCTGAATGCCCATCACCTCATATTCGGTCCCCTTCCACAGAATGCGGTCTGTGTAGAGGATGTTCTGGCCCGACGGAACCCAGACTCGCAACATCTGCCGAGCCTGCTTCCTTTCGACTTCGTACTCTGCGGTGTACTTCTCGCTGAGGATGAACGGCTGTACCGAGCAACCTCGGATGACCATCTTCTTAGGGTTGGTCCAGTCCTCATACTGCGAGTTGTCGAACGTGTCGGCTGTCATGGTCGCCCGGAGGACGGTCAGAACTTCAGCACCAAGCTGGTTCATCGTTCCTCCTTACAGCGTCGGTAGGTTGGACTGTGCCCTCAGCGCAGACCCCAATCGCAGGGTCGCCTCGGTGGTCATGTACGGCATCAGGGCCTCGTTCGAGAGCGACGTGAAGGTGGCCTCGCCACCAGCGCCCACGTAGGTCTGAGTCACGTCACCAACACGGAAGCTTGAGAGCCCCTGTGGGTTGTTGATGATGTACTTGACAGCCTCGATGACATATCCCTTGACTGGCATGGGCGCCACCGTGTACCCGTAGGAGCACGTGATGCCGACCACCAGGTTCGCAGGAAGGCAGAAGATGGTGTCCAGTCCGTCGAACATCCAGCCTACAACCTCACCCGTGCCAACGACAGGTACGGCGATCGTAGAGTAGGAGACCGAGTCAATCGACTGGATCGGTGTGCAGCCGAGAGTGATGTATCCGTAGGCATCGCTCTGGGCCGTGAGAGTTACGTTTGTCTTCTGAGTGAAGCTCTTGCCGGTGTAGTCTTCGACCAGGGCCGAAATATAGTCGATGTAATACTGGATCCGACTACTATCGGATGGTTCGTAGCACCTCCCAATCGCCTTCTCCACCTCGGACAGGCTTACGATACCCATAGGCGAGGTTCTCCGTCCTAATCACGAACTCTTCGAGTTCTCGTTCTGTCTGCGTCCAGAGGAACTCCGAACGCTCCTTAGCAGCCTTGGAGGCCGCCCCGTAACCACGGCCGGTCAGAAGCACCTTGAGCTTCGCTTCCCAGTCGTCGAACATGGCCAGGGTCCAGGGGTCATCAGGGATCTCCCCCGTCTTCATGGTCATGGGAGAATCTGCGTACGTGCCAGCGTCACCAAGAGCCTCCATCAAGCCAGGAGTCCGAGAGACGATGGACGGAATGCCAGAGGCAGCAGCCTCAACGGCAACCCGACCGAAGCTCTCATATCCGCTAGGCATCAGGATGACCTTGGTCTGTGCGTACACCTCACGCACGTCGTGGTGGTTCGGCAGAATGGTGATGTTCGGGAGGGCCTCAGCCCAGGATGCCGTGCCGGGGAGCATCTGCTCTCCGTAGCCACCCTTGACTCCGATGAACGGGACGTCAGGGAAGCGCCTTGCAAGCTCATAGAAGACTCGAGCACCCTTGGGCTCGGTCATGTTGATCAGGGTGACAGCCTGCTTGCCACGCTCGATGACGTAACTAGCTGGGCGAACCGGAGGGCGAAGGACCATTCGGTTCCGAACCGGAACCTTGCAGTCATCCGAGACCCAGTCAGTGTTGAAGACTGCGAGATCGCAATGAGCCCGGAGGCTGTCGTACGTCAGCTGGTGCGTGTTGTGCACGACCTGGACGTTCTTGATGCCCTTGTCCTTGGAGATCAGGGCCGCACGCTCAGCACAGCCGAGGTGCGAGACCGAGATGTCGAACTGAGGCATCCACAAGTTGGGGTCCTTGCGAGAGGCGTAAGGCTGGACCTTGATGCCATCGATCGCAAAGGGAAGGTTTGGTTCGATCGGCTCAGAGAGAAGCACTGTAATCTTGTGTCCTGCCTGACGCAGGGCGAACAACATCTCGTGCATGGTCAGCTCTGCACCAGCGTTTCGGCCGGTACCCACGTAGGCGTGGATATAGGCGATGACGTTCAACGGTCTCATCGGGCCTCCTAGGGTTGGGAGGGGCACCCCGAAGGGTGCCCCAAAAGCGATTAGCTCGCGGGGGAGCCAACCGAGCGTACCACAGCGAACGGGTACGGGTCAACCGTGTTGACCGGGGTAACCGTCGGGGTGGCGACCGCGAAGGCCACGCGCATGACAGCGCGGAGGATCTTACCGTCCTGCTGCATGGCGTTGTAGACCACGTTGCCAGCACCATCGGTGATAACGCCCGAGTTGAAGATGTCGAACGTCATGTCCTGACGGATACCGATGCGGCCCATGTTGAAGTCACCAGCGATGAGCTGGGCCTTGGTGGCGTCCCAGGCGCCGTTACGGACCTCCTGGAAGGTCTCGCCGTACATCTGGTTCGTGTTGCTGTCGTAGATCGGCTGGCCGTCGGTGCCACGCGCCTTGCGGGCGGTCCACTTGAAGCCCGGCCGGGTGATGAATGCGTTGACGTCGAAGCCGTCGTTACCAACGAACTCCGCAGCCGAAGCCACGTCCACACCGACATCCGAACCCGCACCCAGGGTGACGTGGTTGCCAGCGGCGACGGCCTTGGCGTAGATGTTGGCCGTGGTCCACGAGGTCGGGGCCTCGGTGCCGAAGAGGATGGCAGCGTCAATGCGACGACCAAACTCCTGCGCGAGCAGGGGCTTGACCTCCTCGAGCAGGTCCACGCCCGTGTCAGCGACGTACGCGTCCGGAACCGGGAGAAGAACCGCGATCTCCTCAGCCTGGAGAACCACGTTCTCCCAGGTGTAGGTCGTGGTCTGCTTCTGGGCCGAGTCCTTGTCAGCCTGGGTGGCACCCGTCTGCCAGTACGACGTCGGGTACGAGTCCAGGACCGGGATCCGGTGGGTCAGGGCGGGCATGGACTGAACGCGGAACAGGGACAGCGCAGCCGAAGACTGAACCGCAGCCTGGACAACCTCACGAGCAACGGTCTCGGGGATCTGGCGGGCATCCGGGGTGGTGCCGCCACCGTTACGAACCAGCTTGTCAGAGTAACCCATGTAATAGCTCCTTTTCTAAGGGGTTGAGGGGCGCCATAGCGCCCCCATCAAGGCCTAACGAAGGAATAGCTTGCGGAACGCGTCCGCAGGCGAATCCACCGGGGCAACAGGA